ATGCCTGACACCTACCGCATCACAGTGACCACCAAGTCAGGCGAAACTCACGAAGGCCTGATGAACCGATCACAGCCTGAAATCGTAAACGGCTTCATGGGAGTTGCTCAGGAAGATGGCGCTTGGGTATACCTCGCGCCGGATGACGTGCTAAAGATGGAGTATGTGCCTGAACAGAAAGATGCTATCAGTAAAATAAGCATTACCCAATTCAGACTGAACGTTTAGCCTAATAAGGGAAGGGGATATTGTTGAGCCAATCTACTATGTTTTTCTTTCCAAACTTACCAGGGTCTCCGGGATCATAACTGGCAGCATCAGCGCCATCCAATACACCACGCCCAAAGTTGGTATCAGGGTTATATCCTGAGGATGAGTGCGCATCGATCGACATTCTGTCTAATGTCACGTGCTTGTTATTGGCAAAGTAAGCCCTAAAAAGCATCAATGCTGGAACAATGTGATTGAGCCAATCTTCAACAGGTTGGTCTGTTGTGCCAAGCTTAGGATAACGGTATGAGGTTCCACCCAAGTCTTCCCAACCGTACCTTTCGAACATAGCTTTTATACGTCCGTGGTCATTTGTTTCATAACCACTCAAATCAAATGTGACTATAACTGGCATAGAAATCTCCTTTGTTAACTTGCTGATTTTTCGGCACTGGAACACATTTCTTTAATAAAAATTTCTTATGGAGTTTCTATGGCGACCAAACCAAAAACTAGCCGCCCTTCTGATTATCTACCAGAGGTGGCTGCTGACATCTGTTCACTGCTTGCCGATGGTGAAAGCCTGCGTAAAGTTTGTGAGCGTGCGGGTATGCCCAACAAGGCAACCGTATTCCGCTGGCTTGCTCAGCATGATGAGTTTCGCGACCAATACGCGAAAGCCACTGAGACGCGCGCTGACGCAATTTTCGAAGAGATGTTCGACATAGCCGACGGTGTTGCCGAAGAGGCCGCAGCGGTAGGTAAAGCACGGCTGCGCATCGACACACGCAAATGGGCGCTTGCCCGAATGAACCCAAAGAAGTACGGCGACAAAGTCAGTCAGGAGATCGACCACAGATCATCTGATGGCACCATGGCGACCAAACCTACAACTATCCAGTTGCTGCCTGTTGAGCCAAAATCATGAGTGAAGCCGTTCAACTCCCAATCCCCGCCAAGCTTGCGCCACTGTTCACTGCAGTTGGTAAACGCTATCGTTGCTCACATGGTGGCCGCGGTAGCGCAAAGACGCGCACGTTTGCCCTGATGACTGCCGTGAAGGCTTATCAGTCAATGATGAATGGAGAGAGCGGCGTAATCCTATGCGCACGTGAGTTTATGAACTCGCTCGAAGAGTCGAGCATGCAGGAAGTTAAGCAGGCGATCCTATCGGTGCCATGGCTGGCTTCCAACTTCGATATCGGCGAGAAATACATCCGCACCATCGACAAGACCGTGACATACGTTTTCGCTGGTCTACGTCATAACCTCGACAGCATCAAGTCGAAAGCTCGCATCCTTCTTTGCTGGGTGGATGAAGCCGAGTCAGTTAGTGAAATAGCCTGGCAGAAGCTAAGCCCGACAGTGCGTGAAGAGGGCTCAGAGATTTGGGTGACATGGAACCCTGAGCGCGACGGCAGCGGCGCTATCGCTGCTAACAATGAAGCTTCACTGAAGCCCATCACTGAAGCGCTGGCAGGCATCTAGGGCAATCAGAAAACGCTGTCAGATTCACTGACCGCCAACTCACGCGCTGAAGAGAAAACCAAGCGTGATGCTGTCGCCACAGTACATGGCGACATCGTCGCTAACGCTCTGTCAGGTGAAGCGCTGGACGCAATGTTTAAGTCTCTGGGTGAAGCTACCCACATCGGCACTAACAGTGCCAAAAAACCACCAGTGACCGGCGCACCGGATCCGGCCGCTTACTTCGGAGGTGCTGCGTAATGGCACGTTATCGTCGCGTTAACATCGACGGTCAGTCTCTGTACAAGACCGAAACCCACGTTACTGCTGCAACTCTGCTTCCGGGTACTGCGGCTGTCATCAACGACGACAATGAGTTTGCGCAGGCTACCGCGCTGGCTGGTCGTCTCTACATCATTGATGTTGCCTACCATCAGGGTCTGAAAATCACTGAAGCAGTTTCGGCTGGCGACTCCGCCGTAGGCAACTACGTGGAAGAAGGTCGTGAACTGGCGCTACTGTGCGTTGCAGGCACCTACGGCAAAGACGATCCGATCAAACTCGGCACGAACGGTCAGTTCACCAAGGCCACATCTGATACCGATTCGGTTATCGGCTACAGCCAGGATGAAGCGACTATGCTCGAAGTGGCTGACGGCTGCCCCGATCAGGTGCCGCAGGAGTCGGAGTGGAAAGCGCTTGCCGCCGGCACATCAAAGGGCTTCGACTTCAGCCCGAACACGGTGACCAGTGATGCAGATGATGGTGGCGGTTATGTCGAAAGCATTATCATAAACTCCGATTTCACCATCAGCTTTGAGGGTGAAGTGCGTAAGAAAGGAAAGCTGGATCAGTACGGCGTCGGCCGCTTCATTAAGTATTTCGCAGCCGAGCTGAAAGCACGACGTCAGCCTGGTCTTTGGGTACGCATGGAATACGGCGAAGTGACCTTTCAGGGCTATATGGTCATCACCGCCCTTAGCTCTGACGGTGGCACAAATGACATTGTGACATTCACTACTGAGTTCAAAGTTGGTGACGCCAGCACTATTCAGGTTATCGACACTGATGAGCCTGTACCGGCTACCGGCGTTACAGTCACCCCAGCCACTACCACAGTCGTAGTTGGTGCAACTTGGCAGCTGACCGGCACTGTGTTACCAGCGGATGCAACTGACAAGTCAGGCACATGGACCACATCAGATGCTACGAAAGCAACCATCAGCAGCACCGGCCTGGTTACTGGTGTTGCCGCCGGTACCGCGACGGTCACCTTCAAGTCGAACGACGGTGACTTCACCGGCACCACTGCTGTAACGGTTACTGCTTCATAACCATTCCAAAGGGCTGGATTCAGCCCTTGATAATGATTATGGAGGTTCAATGACGCCCTGGAAGGAAATAGGCGAGTGTCTGATTAGCAGTGGTGCCGAAGAGTATTTCTTTCGGCCATCTTTCACTGCCATGTCCCGCATCGGAACGCCGGAAGAAATCGTAGAGATTTTCTACGCGCTGCATAACGACGAAGCAACGCCCCGCCTGAAAGCACTGGCGGAGAACTATCAGGCTATCCCTGAGCATCAGCGCCGTTTCTATGCTGTATACAGCGGAAGTGATATAGCGCCCGCCTTCGCACTTAAGTGGCTCCTGTCATCCACGTGCTCTAAAGCAGCAATATCTGCCGCTATGATTGTGCTGGCAGCCTGCTGCGATCGAGACGCCACGCCGCTAACTGGCGAACTCGTACCTGGCAAGACTGGGCGTCGCGCATTCGTGTATCGGTCCGGTTCAATGCCAGTCAGTGACATGGTGCTGATTGCTCAGTCCCTCATTCAGCATGGCATCATAGGCAAGGCAAAAGTCAGGAAGCTGCAGCGCCATGAAGGCCGCAGTACTTTATCTGAGTTCAACGCATTCGAATACATCAGTGCGGCCCGCAGCCATCTCGGTATGAACAGGGAAGAGGCAGGGCAGCTAACGATGACAGAGTTCCAGATGATGCTTGCTGCGAAGTTCCCTGAACAGAAGGGCTTCACGCGTGAGGAGTATGATCAAGTGGCTGAAGAATTTATAGCTAGGAAGGCCAGGCGGATGCAGAAAGGCTAATAAAAAACCCGACACAGATGTCGGGTTTTTTCAGAGTGGAGGGAGTTAAGCGGCTTGCTTGGCGCTCTTTCTCTTACCATGACACTCTTTAGTACCATCAATGGTGTTTGCAGCCAGAAACTTAGGTGCAGCGGCAAGCATGTTCTCCATAGCTACACCCATGCGTGCAAACGCATCAGACGTACGGATTTGAACTTCTGCAGCTTTACTTTGACGGATATGTTTCATGAGCTCTCCTGTGCCTGCAACTACAGGCAATATCTACGGAACACGCGGCGGACCATTTCACGAACCACGACCGTGATGGGCCAAGGATTATACTTTGAATATTGTGATTGTCTACCTAGACATCAAGTATAGACATAATCACATGCTCTATCTCTGCGATAGATGCGGTCATCAGCGTGTCATCACCCCTGAATCCAAAGGAACCGTATAGATTCATGAGGTCTTGGGTATCTGGTTCTATCACATTGACGGTAGAACATTCAACAGCCGAGCAAAAGAGATATGCAGCAATTAACGTTATTTTGAGCATTTTGCCATGCAAAGGATGGTCCGGTACATGCCTGACAAAGCTCTCTACAAACTGGATGTCAAAGCTCTTTGCTTCTGTATTGTAGGTGCAAATTGCCGCACCCGCTGGAATTCCGCTTTCCGATGAGATCAGCTTAACTGTCATCTCAAATTTGTTGTCGTGATTACCAAACTCAGCAAATGCGAAATCCCAGTTTAGCTCAACAAATTGAGAAGAAAGCCACTGATAATCTTCATCAGTGATAGCGCCTACCGCCAAGGGTATGCCCGCACTATCAATCAGTAGCTGAAGGTTAGCTAAAACTGAGCTACCGATCTGTTCCAAATTCATTTGCGGACCCTCCGTTTTGTGAGGGCGAGAGAATATCATGACCTCATCCTCAGTACATAGTATCGGCAAGAGTTGCTTATGCTTTAGCTGATTTCTTTGCACCATCTTGCGCGCACTCCATGCTAGGATTTATCCAATCTTTTACTTTAGGGATATGGATATGAAGAAGCTGATTTTTGGTGTGGTGATTGCAGCATTGCTTTCAGGCTGCGTCTACACAGGCACTAACTTTGACGAATCAAAGCTGGCGAATGTGCATAAAGGAGAGACCACAAAGCAAGAGGTAATTTCCTACTTTGGCAATCCATCGACAACGACTGTAGATTCAGATGGCAACGAATTGCTCATGTGGACATATAGCATAGGCAGCGCGTTTGGAGCTGATGCCAAGGTTCTTACCGTCAAAACTCATGATGGCAAAGTGGAATCCTACTCAGTAAGCAAATCCAAGATTTAATCGTCTAATAAAAATTAACAGACCTCGCCATGGCGGGGTTTTTTTATGCCCGGAGAATGTCATGGCAGAGAAGGCCGGTGAAATTTATTACGACATTGAGATTGAAACGTCTCAACTGATAACTGCTAACCAAAAGGCAAGACAAGAGCTAGGCAATCTTGGCACCCAAGCTAAAGGCGCTGCAAGCGGAATTAATACGCTTGAAACACAAATGAAGTCATCAGCTTCAGCAGTGAGCTTAGCGACCAAGGCTGGCGGCAGTTTTCGTAGCCAGTTTCAGCAGGCCGGTTATCAGATCCAGGACTTCATTGTTCAGGTTCAGGGCGGGCAGTCTGCTTTAGTTGCCTTGCCAGCACCGATCTCAGTTGGCTGGCGCGTTTGGACCGGGAGGCGCAGTTCTGGGTGCGGTTATTGCATTAGGTACAGTTGTAGCAGGCACTCTGATCACTGCTTTGAGTGGTGGTAA